GGCTCCTATCGCAACCGAAGCGGTAGAAGCGACACAGGCTCCAGTTGTAACTGCACAATACATGGCATACACAAAGCCACGCGTTGATACAAATGTTACAGCCGGACAATATCTAAATGCACAGGTTCGCGCATTACAAGGCGATACAGATGCACGCGATTTAGTAGCAGCATTACAAATTGCAACTGTTTCTGAAAACACAGGAATGGTTCCACCAAATTACCTACGCGATGTTATCGGAGTAATTGACGATTCACGCCCATTCATTAACAGCATTGAGCGTGCTGCACTTCCTGCTTCCGGCATGAAGGTGTTCACGCCAAAATTAGGAACTCAAGCAACTGTTGCTCTAACTTCTGAAGGATCAGAGTTTTCATCAACTGATACAGTTGTAACTTTCCAAGAAGACAACATCGTTAAGTTTGCGGGCGCAAATGTAGTCAATGTTGAACTATTTGATCGTTCAGACCCATCTTTTGCAGATCTTTTGATTCGCGAACTTGCAGCATCATACGCACAAAAGACAGATGCTTATGCAGCAACAATCGCTGCTGATGGAGCAGGTGCATCATCTGGAACTTCAATTTACAAGGCTATTGCTGATGGAATTGCAGATTCTTATGGCGTTATGCGCTTTACACCAAATCGCTTAATGGTTTCACCATCAGGTGGATACACAAACATTGATTTCGCTAACTTGCTTGGTGCGGTTGATGGTTCAGCCCGTCCATTGTTTGCAGCAGCAGTTTCTCAAAATGCTGGCGGTTTAATTACGCAAGGCAGTACAAATGGCACAGTTGCTGGACTTGATCTAGTTGTAGATCCTAACTACACAGGAAACACTACTGGCGATAAGGCTGCACTAGTTTATCCAGCACAAGCAATGCGATTCCACGAAAGTGGCACGATTGAACTTCGCGCCAATATCGTTGCAAATGGTCGTATTGAAATCGGACTTTACGGATATGTTTGTGTAGTTAATCGCTACCCAACAGCATTCCGTTCTTTGTTCGTAGCGTAATTTAACTGAGTGCCTGTGGTTGCTCCCGATCACAGGCATCCATTAATGGGAGTTTAGAGAGGAACTTATGCCTACAATTATCACCGCAAGTCAATTGCGTTCCGTATTGGGTGTAAGTTCCGCTCTATATGATGACACTTACTTGAACCAAATTATTGACACAGCAGAAACAGTTATTTTGCCGATGCTAGTTACATTTAAAAGCCCAATTGAAAAAGTGTCGCTGACAGATAATGTCGCCACTTTCACTACACTAGGAATTCATGAATTTACCGAAGGACAATCAGTCGTCATCACAGGATGCGGAACACCTTACAACGGAACAAGAGTTGTGTTGGCAGATAATCTTGGACAATATACCTTTTCGCAATCGATCACTAATGCCGATTTACTCGAGGCTAATGTCATCCCATCCGGAGTTGCTGCCCTTTCTGGCGGATCAACTTATGTTGGAAACGCGGCTGTTCAGTCAGCCGTCTACACAGTTTCAGTCAATGTATTCCAAGCAAGACTTTCAAGCGGAGGACAAATAGAGGGTGTGGATTTCACCAGTACGCCCTTCAAAATGGGCAGATCGCTTTTCAACACCTGTGTAGGATTATTAGGCTCTTACATGGACACCGAAAGCATGTGTCAATAAATGCCTAACCAAACAATTCTTGAGCAAGTTCGCACACCTTTAGCAACTGCTTTATCTAGCGTTGCAGGAAATGTTTATTCATTTGTGCCAGAAACAGTTATTCCTCCTGCTGTGGTATGCGTTCCAGATTCACCCTATTTGGAATTCGACACAATAAGCAAATCAAACATTCGCGCTAAAATTAATATGACCATCACAGTTGCAGTTGCTTATAATAGCAATCCTGCATCACTCGACAATATCGAGCAATTGATTATAAGTGTTCTGGCAGTAATTCCAAATGGATATATTGTCAGTTCGGTTGATAGACCTACAGTTACACAAGTTGGAGCAAGCACGCTGCTTATCGCAGATGTCAGAGTCAGCACCTACTACACACGAACAATCTAAGGAGAATCATGGCAACCCAAGTAATCACCGGTCGCGATGTTTCGCTGTCTTTTTCAGGTTCACTCGGAACAGACATCGATGCGCAAGCACTTTCAGCGACTTTAACCAAAACAATCGATCGCCAAACTTATCAGACACTTGATGGCGAGGCTTACAAGACAACCAATGTTGAAGCAGAATTCACAATGGAATTATTAGCAGACTGGGGCAAGACAAATTCAGTATGTGAGGCTCTATGGGGTGCAGCAGATAGTGCACCAGATACAACTTTCACAGTTACAATGACAGTAACATCTGGACACACTTTTGCATTTGATTGCTTACCAGCGTATCCAGCACCAGTTGGCGGAACAGCACCAGATGCACAAACTGCAACATTTACTTTCAAGGTATCTAAGGGCGCAGTAACAGAAACTCTATAATAAAAAAACGGGAGCAAAATGAAACTACCAATTACAATTGAATACAACTCAGGCGAGCAAGTTACTTATGTAGCCCAACCGCCTGAGTGGGCAAAATGGGAAAAGCAGACAGGACACACTATTGGTCAGGCATCCGAAAAATTGGGCGTTTGGGATCTTATGTTTTTGGCTTATCATGCTCATAAGCGTGAGGTTGCCGGAAGCAAGCCAATCAAACCAATGGATTCTTGGATGGAAACTATAAGTGATGTCATTGTTGGTGATGCAGACCCAAAAGCCACCCAGCAGGAAGCCTAAGTAGATTATTGGTTGAGTTGGCAATAGCCACGCAAATACCAATGAGCGAATGGGTCGAAGCAGAGGACATTTACACAGCAATCGAGATATTGGAGAAACGGAATGGCAACTAGCACCGAACCTCTAATAGTCTATGACAAAAAAGAACTTGCTTCATTTGCTAGAGTAATTAAAAGCATGAGCGATATTGCTGTTGATGAAACTAAACGCAGGGTTGGCGAGTTAGCACAAAGAGAATTGAACGAAATTCGTAGTGTTGCGAAATCAAGAGGCAAGGTTGCTGATCGCGTTGCTCAAGGCGGTAAAGTTAAAAAATCTTCATTACTTGGCGAAATCTCATTTGGATTTGCTTCACAAAGATTTTCAGGCGGTGCAACAACTCAATTCAACACTCGCAATGATCCTAAAGGTAATCGCAAGGGTATTGGAGCAGCATCAGAATTTGGTTCAGGTAAATATCCACAATTCCCAAGATGGTCAGGGCCGATGCCAAAAGGGCCGGGTTCAAGAGGTTGGTTTATTTATCCAACCATTAGACATTTGCAGCCTACAATTATCAAAGAATTTGAAGAAATCATTTTAGATATCAAGAAGGAATTCTCTGATGGCAAGTAATAGTAGAACATTAACCCTTGCCTTAGCGGCTGACATTGATGGACTAAAAAAAGGTTTAGATGATGCCAATAAAGTAGTCAATAAATCAGCAGATCAAATTTCTGACTTTGGCAAAAAAGCAGCATTGGCATTTGCAGCCGTTGGGGCAGCAGCCACAGCATTTGCGGTATCAGCGGTAAAAGCAGCGTCAGAGGATGAGAAGGCTCGCAAATCTTTAGAACAGACAATTCGAGCCAATACAAAGGCAACCGACGATCAGATCAAATCGATCGATACTTATATTACAAAGCAATCAATTGCAACCGCTACAACCGATGATGTTTTAAGACCTGCGTTTGCTCGCTTGATTCGATCAACAAATGATGTTGCTAAGGCTCAAGAATTATTGTCATTATCTCAAGAAATTGCAACCGCTACCGGTAAGCCACTTGAAGTAATCACAAATGCTTTAGGCAAAAGTTTTGATGGTCAAAATACTGCACTTGGCAAACTTGGTTTGGGTATAGATGCTACTACTTTTAAAACCAAATCTCATGAGGAAATCATGCAGATGCTTAAAGGAACTTATAAAGGTTTCATTGACAATGAAGCGACCAACGCAGAATTTAAGATGCGTCAATTGGAAATTGCTTTTTCAGAAACTAAAGAACAAATTGGAAATGCTTTGCTTCCAATTATGAAACAATTTGCTGACTATTTGCTGGCAGTAGTTGTTCCCAATGTTCAGGCTTTAGCATCAGGATTAACTGGTCAAGACAGCGTTACTGCTGGAATTACCGATGCGACAAATGGTGCTTATGTATTTGGTCAGCAATTAAAAACAACAATTGGCTTTTTGATAAGCATTAAAGAAGAATTGTTAATTGTAGCCGGTATCCTTGCAACTGTTTTTGTTGTCAATAAAATTGCTGCTTTCGTTGCAGCCATTGGAACAATTGTTGTTGCCATGAACACTTTAAGAAATGCCGCCGCTGCTGCTGGAGTTGCTACCGCATTTGCAACCGGTGGAGCATCCGTTGGAACTGCTGCTGCTGCTTTAGCCGTTGGCGCAGCAACCTATGGTTTAACTCAAATTGCTCCTAGTGGCAATGTTCCATCTGTCCCAAGTGCAGGATTTACTTATGGAGCAGGAAATCCAATGGGCGCACCAACAGTTAATAATATTACAGTCCAAGCCGTTGATAGTGAAGGTGCTGCAAGAGCCGTTGCAAAAGTATTAAATCAAAGCGCATCTAGATCAGTTCCACAGTTGTTTAACAATGGCATCAAGGGCGGATAATGACTGCTTGGACACCGGATTGGAAACTTACTGTTGCAGGTGTTGATTACACAGATTTAACAATCAGCGACATAATTCATCAAGCAGGTAGAGATGATATTTACTCCCAACCAAATCCATCGTATTTGCAATGCACAATTGTGGCTTTGGCTGGACAGACAATTAATTTTGATATAAATGACAGTCTAAGCCTACAAGTTAAAAACAGCGCGGGAACTTATGTAAATCTATTTGGTGGAGATATAACTGACATAACTGTCGAAGTAGGTAGAACAGGTTCGGTTGCAGCAGTTATTCAATACACCATTCTTGCAATGGGATCTTTGGTTAAATTAGCAAAAGAAGTTTATAACGGCACAATATCTCAAGATGAAGATGGAAATCAAATTTATGATTTGATTTCTAGCGTATTGCTTGGGGCTTGGAATGATGTGCCAGCGGCATCAACTTGGGCAGGATATTCTGCAACTGAAACTTGGGCAACCGCATTTAATTTAGGATTGGGTGAGATCGATCAGCCGGGGCTTTACACGATGGAGAATCGAGATGCTTCCCCTGATACTGTTTATAACATTGCTTCATTAATTGCCAATAGTGCATTTGGATATGTTTATGAGGATAATGAAGGTAATATCGGTTATGCGGATGCTGACCATCGTCAAACTTATTTGATAGCCAATGGTTATGTTGATCTATCTGCCAATCATGCAATTGGCTCAGGATTACGAACAACTACAAAAGCAGCAGATATTAGAAATGATATATATATTAATTATGGCAATAATTATGGATCTCAAAAAACTGCAACTTCATCATCATCTATTGCCCTTTATGGCTACAAATCAGAAAGCATCAACTCGGTCATTCATTCAGCCGTAGATGCCCAAGAGGTTGCCGATCGATACATTAGCCTTAGAGCCTTTCCGCAACCAATATTTGATAGCATCACTTTCCCAATTACAAATCCAGAGATTGATAATTCAGATCGAGATAATCTTCTAAATGTATTTATGGGCATGCCATTGAACATTCAAGACCTGCCCACTCAAATCAGCAATGGAGAATTTGAAGGTTATGTTGAGGGATGGCGTTGGAGCACAAGATTTAATGAGTTATTTCTAACTATTAACCTTTCGCCGGTCAGTTTTAGCCAAGTGGCTATGAGATGGAATTCTGTGCCAATTGGCGAGGCTTGGAATACTTTAAGCAATACTTTGACATGGGAATACGCTACAATCGTAGCCTGATAATAGGAGAAAAATGGCAACTACTACAAACTATGGCTGGACAACGCCCGACGATACGGCATTGGTCAAGGATGGCGCAGCAGCAATTCGCACGCTTGGTTCATCTATTGATACAACAACCAAAGCGTTAAACCCATCTACAACTCTTGGCGATATTGAATATCGATCATCCACAGCAAACACGAACACAAGACTTGGAATTGGAACAACTGGTCAGATTTTATCTGTTGTTGGTGGTGTGCCTGCTTGGGCTGCTGCTCCAACTTCAGGTGATAACTGGAGTTTATTAAATGCAGGTGGAACTGCATTAAGTGCAAATCCAACAACTGTAAGTGGTATAAGTGGTAAAAATCAATTAATGATAATTATTGCTGGAGCAAGTTCAACAAGCAATGCTGACAGTTGCTATGTGCAATTTAATGGAACAGGCGATTATTTTTATGTTGGATTAGCCGAAACATGGGCATCAACTTATGCGGCGTCAAATTTTAGTGTTGAAAATAATATGGCTTCAAGCCCCGGTGCAATATTTTTTGCAAAAATGTCTAATACTGGTGGATCAGTTCTTTCTGGCGCAATTACAATAACAGGTTGCAATGCTTCAGGTAATAAAGCATTTCAATCAGTTGGTGGTGGAAATGCCAACGGCTCAAATGGACAGATTCATTATGTTCAACAAGGCGTTTATACTGAAACTGCAACAATCTCATCTGTTAGCGTCAAATTATCAAATGGTTTTGCAACTTTTGATGCTGGAACAGTCTATGTCTACGCAACTGCATAAGGAGAAAAATGAAAAAAACAGAAAAAATATTTAATGTTGAAACTGGAGAAGAAACAGTTATCGAAAGAGATGAAACTCTTTTTGAAAAAAATTTGACAAAACAATTTCAAGCCTATGTAATATCTCAAGAGGCTGAAATTGGACAAATACAAGAAGCCAAATCAGCATTACTTGAAAAACTTGGTATTACTGAGGATGAAGCAAAACTCCTTTTGTCCTAATGAAACCTTGGTTATCTAAATCTGCTGTTCAAATGCGTGAGCAAATAGATGATTGCTTCCCAGAGCGTTTGCGTAAATCTGATGGGTGGATTGGTGATGCTAGACATAGCACACGAAAGAGCGACCACAATCCAGATGAAAGAGGATGTGTGCGAGCAATTGATATTGACGCTCGGCTTTCTGACGACAAAGGGCTTTCGGCATATTTGGCAGATCAAATTCGATCATTCGGGAAATCCAATGGTCGCATCAGTTATGTAATACATCAAAGCCGTATTGCATCCCCCTTGCTTGGATGGCGTTGGAGATCCTATAAGGGAAATCCTCATGTGCATCATATTCATATTAGTTTCAAAAAAGACCAAGACAACAACTCAGAGTTCTTTAACATCCCACTACTAGGAGGCAACGCATGAAACTATCAAACAAACACAAGGCTGCAATCAAATCT